TCTGGTCTCTCCTCTATACCTTTTGTTGGTTGGGTTTTGGCAGGTGCTGCTTCGATGATTGGTATGAATGAAGGTGCAGATTTAGGTGGCGATTTAGCAGAAAACTTTAGTGATGCATGTGTAGACGAATATGAAGAAGATATTAAATAACTAACTAATTAGGAAAATGAAAGATCCATATCCCAAACCACGTTGGGATTTAGAGAATGATGTCCTACGATTAGAGCAAATGATTATTGTTTACGAGCAAGAAATCGAACAACTGAAAATAGAAAAGGATGAACTTAAAAAGCAAATTCTTTTTTTAAAAAGAAAACTCCAACTAGAAAGGGAGGATGAAGAATGAGTGGAGATCCATCATTAAAAGATCCAGTTATTTTTTATAGTGAAGAACTAACTAAGACAAAGATAGTTCTTTTATCTCTTAAGGGGATTAAATTAAATTTTGCGGAAGAGGAGGAAGAGGAGTATGTGGAATCTTGACATTAAAGGTACCTTTCATAAGGTAAAGGAATGGGATAAAAATATTGCATATAAGATTCAAGGCAAGTTTCAATTATCCAACTATCAAATGTTTTGTCTTTGTTTTGCTAAAGGATTTGTGATTGGTGCGTTGATACTCTAACAGAGTCAGTAAGTCCACACACTATTAGGTATTTTTTACTACTTTATGCTATAAATATTATCAGTATGGGATTGAAAAATCATGCCCCTGACGCAACAAAAGCATTACACCGTAGGTTATCACGACTTACAACATAAGCATCATGAAATCTGTGAGTATGCAGTAGACGCATATGAAGCAATACAGAAATCCAAAGAGGATGTTCCTGCATTAAAGGAGCATCCTCATTTTGTTGATTACTGTGTAACTGAAGAGGTGAATAACATCTCTAATCTTATGGCATCTGGTATCCCAATGGGACACTAATCATGAAAACAATAACAAAATATAAACATGAGATTATGTGGTGGATGAGTAGGTTAACCATTATGGGAACTTCTTTATCATTAGGAACATGGCTTGCAGCACAAGCATATGTTTAGACACTATCAGTAGTGTTATAAATTATATTAATTACGCATATTAACATATGTTATCAACACAATACCGTTTAAGGTTAACAGCAATCTGTAAAGATATAGGTGCTGGAGTGGAAGTTAGTTTGGATGATATGATATGGGCAGAGAAATTAGCAAAGGCAAATACTGCAGCAAGAGGTATGTTACAGACTGCAAGAAGAATTAGTATAGACCCGACAGATTCTTTTCTGAATGAGTTGAACATTGGAGACCCCGATTCAACTCATCATAAAAGGGGTTTCGGAGATCCACAAGATGTAGTGGATTGGTTTCATAATGAAAGATCTGATGATTGGAGGCAAAGGGATTGAGTGAAGTTGTTCAAAGTGTAAATATTATGATAGCTATACTTTTGGTAGCAGTATGTGTTACAATATATTGGATTTTCAAATACGATGATTGGTATCCTAACCCCAGTACTCATAGTCACATCCCCGTTAAATGTGAATCAGATGATTCAAGACGTGAGGAACTGGGAGTCTGAAAGAAATAGAACTCCAGTAGAAGAGATGCTAAATAACTCACTACAAGAATTGGAGTGGGAAGAAAATGGGAGCAATGATACCCCCGTCAAGGAAGAGTTGTTACAACTTCCGAGTGACGAAAATAGTGAAAGTACTGGACGGAGATACGATAGATGTTCTGATCGATCTTGGATTCGATTTATTCAAGAAAGAACGGGTAAGAATTGCTGGAGTGGACACCCCAGAGAAGAGGACTAGAGATCTAGAAGAGAAAGCATTGGGTATTGATGCTACTAATTGGTTAAAAGATAAGTTAACTGAAACTATTAAAGGTGATGAAGAACTCACTATTAGGACTGAACTTAAGGGTGGTGTTGGGAAGTATGGTAGGCTTTTAGGGTGGTTATATATTGGAGATGCAGAAGTATCTTTAAATGAAAAAATGATTACTGAAGGTTATGCATGGAGTTATGATGGCGGCACTAAACAGAAGAATTTTGAGGATCTACGTGAAATTAGGAGATCGTTTGGGACTCTGGCAGAGTAACGATCAAGTAACACTTAACATACAAGGTATAACCACCAGACGATTATATGCTGAGTGGATTATACCAAAGGAGGAATACGAGAAACATGGAACTTAAAGACACCTTAGTTGCAGGAGCAACCGTTCTAGCGGTAGGAACTAGTAGTGTTGTTGGTGGAAACCAAGTAATGGATAAGGTTAATAAAGGCCCCGAAAGAAGAAGAGATGCCACAGTAGAAAGAGTAATGGCAGAACTTGCTCCCTACATAGATCAAAGGATTCAACAATTGGTTCCTACTAAAACTGGACCTGTGGTTCCAACAACAAAAGCACCACAATTAGATTATAGAAACAACGTACCACAGAGGTAGTATGAAAAGTTTACCAATACCATTACTCACATTCTTAGCAGCACAAGTAGGTGCAGCAGTTTGGTGGGGTGCTCAAATAGATGCCAAAGTAAAACTTGTTG